GTGCAATCGGGCGACATCATCTACATGGCGCATCCGAGCTATCCGCTGCAGAAGCTCTCGCGCCTGGGGAATACCAACTGGACGATCACGGCGGTCGATCTGCTTAACGGTCCGTTTAAAGATCAAAACTCCGATCGGACCAGGACAATGTACGCATCGGCCACGACCGGCACGATCACGCTGACGGCCAGCTCGGCGACGTTTACGTCGGCCATGGTCGGCAGTTACGTCTATCTGGAACCGTCGGACCTATCGAATGTAAAGCCTTGGTATGCTGGCCAGGAATTTACGACCAATCCATTTGGCGTGTTACGTCGCTCTGAGGGCAAGACATATACCTGCACCACGAATGGCGTGCCGAGTTCTGGCAAGGTTTGGCGCACCGGCGGCGACAAGCCGGTGCATACCTACGGCACGCAGGCTGATGGCGATGCCGGTGTGATTGCTGGCACGGTGGTTGAGCGCAACGGCCTTGATTGGCTGTTTGTCGACAACGGGTTTGGCTACGTCAAGATTACCGCTTTTACCAATTCAACAACCGTCACGGCTGTCGTGCAGGGCAACAACCCGTTGCCAGGCGGCGTCGTCGGATCCACCAAGGCGACATTCCGCTGGGCTTTGGCGGCATTTTCGGCTGTTGAGGGGTATCCAAGCAAAGTGACTTTTTTCCGCGAGCGATTAGCGATGGCGAAAGGCCAGCAGCTGTTTTTCTCGGTGGCCGGCGATTTCGAGAATTTTGCAGCCAAGGACGACAGCGGCCTGGTGACGGCCGACATGGCCATTAGGGCGACGATTTCATCTGACCAGGTAAACCAGGTGTCGTGGCTTGCGCCGTCAAACGCGTTAATTATTGGCACAACCGGCGGCGAGTTCGCCTGCATGGAAAACACGACAAACGAAGCATTTGCGCCTGGCAACATAAAAATCGAGCAGCAAACATCGGACGGCAGCCGGGCCATTGTGCCGGCGCGCGTCGGGTATTCGACATTGTTCGTGCAGCGGTCTGGCAAAAAGCTGAAAGAAGCGGCCTATAACTTGCAGCAAAACGGATATATCACGAACGATCTGACGGTCTTGTCCAATCACATTGCCGGCGACGGGATCCTGCAAACTGCATGGCACCGCGAACCGTATGCCGCGTTGTGGTCGGTGCGCGCTGATGGTCAGTTGCTGGGATTTACGTTTAACAAAGAACAGGACGTGGTCGGCTGGCACCGGCACATCATTGGCGGCGACGGTGTCGTCGAAGCGGTGGCGGTCATTCCATCGCCGGACGGCACGCAGGACGATCTTTGGATGATTGTCCGTCGCACGATCAACGGCGCGACAAAGCGCTATGTCGAATATTTGAACCGCGCATACGATCCAGAGCAGGACACGCAGGCCGATTGCTTTTATGTCGACGCTGGGGCGACCTATTCGGGCAGCCCGACGACGACGATTAGCGGCCTGGGCTACCTGGAGGGCAAGACGGTGCAGGTGCTTGCCGACGGCGCTGCGCATCCAGATCGGACCGTGGCAAGCGGATCGATCACGCTGCAGCGCTCTGCTAGTAAGGTCCAGGTCGGCTTGCCTTGTTTGGCGACGCTGCAAACTAACCGGATCGAGGCAGGCGCTGCCGACGGCACCGCGCAGGGCAAAACCAAGCGCATCAACAAGGTTGTAATTCGTTTCCTTAATACGCTGGGCGCGTTGGCTGGGCCTGACGCCAATACGCTCGACACGGTGGAATTCCGCACGCCGGAAGATCTGATGAACCAAGCGCCGCCGCTGTTTACCGGCGATAAGTTGATCGAATGGCCAAGCGGTTACGATTTTGACGGGTATGTGATGGTGCGCCAGGCGCAGCCGCTGCCAATGACGGTGGTCGCTGTAATGCCGCAGCTGCATACGTTTGACAGATGATCGTGCTGCCGTTTGAAGCTGGTCATTTGCAGCTGTTGTCGTTGCAAGAAAACCAGCTGCATTTCCAGCCGTTGTTTGCAAGACCAGAGTACGGCGATTGGTTAGAAAAAAGTGGACCGGCGTTTTCTGCAGCTGTTGGCGATGAGATAATTGCATCACTAGGAATCACGCCGCAGTGGGAGAATAGAGCTGTGGCGTGGGGTCTGATCGGTAAACAAGCGAGGCGGCATTTCGTGCCGTTGACCAAAGCGATCATGCGGTTTTTGGATCTGTGCGAGTACCGCCGCATTGAAACGCCGGTCGATGTTGGGTTTGAGGAAGGCGATCGTTGGGCGACGATGCTGGGGTTTGAGCGCGAAGGAACGATGAGAGCGTTTATGCCGGACGGCCGCGACTGTCATCTTTACGCAAGGGTTAAATAATGGGTGCTTTAGCTTTACCTCTACAAATTGCCTCTGCGGCGGTAAGCGCAATCGGCTCGATCAGAGCTGCGCAGGCGCAATCGGCCAGCTATCAGGCCCAGGCGCAGGCAATGGAATACAACGCCACCGTCGCCAAAAACAATGCCGTCGCCGCTAATCAGCAAGCGAGCGCCGCCGAAGAGCAGCAGCGCAGAAAATTTGCGATGTTGCAAGGGCAGGCTGCAGCTGGCGCTGCGCAATCTGGTGCTGGGCTGGAAGGCAGCAATGCGGACATATTGGAACAGAATGCGTTGATGAACGAGCTGGACGCGCTGACGATCCGCTACGAGGGGCAGAACCGGGCGAAAACTTTGGAAGCGCAGGCGCAGCTCGACGAATACCAGGCGGTTGCGGCGAGCAGAAATGCTGATACGGCGATGCAAGCAGGGTATTGGAACGCTGGGGCAAACCTGCTGTCGGGCGCGACAAGCTACAGCATGTATTCCAAGGGGCTTTATGGCGCTGGCGGCCAGGGCGGTTTCATGGGAATTAAAATTCCAGGGGGTCGCTAAATGGCCGTTCGCATACCGCAATACGAAGATCGCCTGACGCCAAGCGGTTTTGTCACGCCTCGCGCCCAGGGCGTTGAAGTCACGCCGGCGCTTGGTCGTGCGATTGAAAATCTTGGCGACGCTGGTGTGCGGTTTGCCGGAGTCGAGATTGCAAACCAGAGGCGCGAGCAGGAAAAGGCTGACGCTGAATTTAAGCAGCAGGAAGAAGAGCGTCTCCGCAAACTTGAAGCCAAACAACAAGCTGATGCAGTCACCGAAGCTGGCAAGCGCGTTTCGTCTGCAAATCTAGAATTTCAAACCTGGTACAACACGGCCGCGAAAAACCCTGGAGAGAATTTTGCGGAGCAGGTCAAACAAAAGTGGACCGAGCTGTCGACGAGAACGCTTGACGGTAGCGGCGACGAACAAACTCGCCTGCAGCAAGCCCAGGCAGGGCAAGAACCTGATTACGGGATTCGTCACTCAGCTGCGCGCACGAATGCCGAACGCTCACTTACGCAGCTGGGCGAGCATTACATTTCCAACGCGATTGGCGTTGAAGCCAAAGCTGGCGTTGCGCGGCGTCTCGACAACCTAGAGACGACGGTTTCCGACAACGAGCGCGCCGTCGGCGCTGATCCGTCGCTGTTTGACAAGCTGCGCACCGACACGCTGTCAGTAATTCAGAACGATCCGACGCTGGATGTCGAAACCAAGATTAGGACTGCGCGGCAATCTTCCGACCGCTTGACGATTGCAGCGCTGCAGGGCGCGGTGGCGCGCGGCGAGAGTACAGCCGTAAAGTCGGCAATTATGAAGCGCCTGGGTGCTAACGCGTTGTCGTCTGAAGAAGAGCAGGCGATCATTGCGACGGGCAATCAGCCGCCTGCTTCTTCCAAATCTTTGCAAGCAGGACCGGATCCGAAATCGGTTCAAGGGCTGGTCACGCCTGGCAACATCGATCTGACCAACCGGCCGCAGGTCAAAAACAAGGATGGTTCTATCTCGACCGTAAGTTCGTTTTCGGTCAACGTCGACGGCAAGGAAGTGCTGTTGACGCCGATCGCCGAAAACGGCAAGGTGCTTTCCGAAAAAGAGGCAATTGAGAAATACAAAAAGGATGGCAAGCATCTCGGCATCTTTGACACGCCGGCAGCGGCCAGCGCATACGCCGAGCAGCTGCACCAGTTCCAAGATCGTTTTTACAATCGCGGCAAGACCGGCGGCGGGGCGGGTGGGTTTAACCAGGCAGTCGCTTTTACGCTGAAGGCGGAGGGCGGCTATAACCCGAAAGATGCAAACGGATCGCCAGTAAATTTTGGCATCAATCAAGCGGCCAACCCTGATGTCGATGTCAAAAACCTGACCAAGGAAAAAGCGGCCGAGATTTACAAAGAGCGCTATTGGAACAAGATCGGGGGCGACGAGCTGGCTGCCAAAAACCCGGCGCTGGCCACGATCGCTTTTGACACGGCGGTGATCGCTGGTGTCGGCAAAGGCAAAGAGTTGCTGGCCAAGGCTGACGGCGATCCGACCAAGCTGATGCAGCTGCGCAAAGAGTTTTTGGCGTCACTGGTCCAGAAAAATCCTGAGAAATACGGTCGTTTCGAGAAAGCCTGGAACAACCGCAACGCGCAGCTGGAGAGCTTGATTGCCGGTGGCGGCGCAGCAGCTGGCAACACCCAGGAAAGTTTGGGCAATGTCACGGTGCAGCCAGAGGCAGATCCGACAATGATGTCGATTGTCGACCGGCTGCCGCAGGACAAATTGATCCCGATGCTGCATTCCGCGCAAACCGCGATCAATCAGCAGCAATCCGCATTTCAAAGCTCGCTCAAGGCTACCGAGACTGATCACATGGCGGCATTCGCCAATGGCGACCAGGTGCCGAAGCTCCTGACCGAAGGGCAGTACAAGCAAGCCTATGGGCCAGCCGAAGGATCGCAGCGCTATGCTGAATATCAAAGAGCGCAGCAGCTGGGCATAGAGATCAATGCCGTGCGCACAATGACGGTTGAGCAGCAGCGCGTGGTGTTGGAAGGCCACAATCCGGTGCCTGGATCACCTGGCTATGCGATTGAAATGCAGCGCAAGCAAGTGCTGCAGCAGGCGATCGATCGTGTCAATGAAGCGCGCGGCGCGGATCCGATGGCTTATCAAATGTCGGTCGTCAAAATGGGTAACGTCAAGCCGATCGATTGGAACAACGGCGAGCAGACCGCTGCCGAGCTGGCTAACCGCGTCGGCGTGGCGTACACGAACGCGCAGAATTTTGGGTCGCCGTTGATGCTGCTGACCAAGCAGGAAGCATCGAACCTTGCGGCCGGTATGAACAACATGAGCGCGCAGGAGAAACTGCGCTACCTGGGTGTGATCAGGTCCAGCGTCAAGGACCAGGCTGCCTATCGCTCGGTCCTGCAGCAGATCGCGCCTGATAGCGTTGTGACCTCTATGGCCGGAATAATCACGACCAAGGAAGGCAGCGTGATCGTGCCGCGCACGTTCGGCGCTGACGATTCTTACCAGCCGCAGCAGGTCGCGCAGCTGATGCTGGAAGGCGAGGCGATCCTAAACCCGACCAAGACAGCAGCTGGCCAGGACGGCAAGGGCGGCAAGTATCCGCTGCCAAAGGAAAGCGATTTTATGGCCGAGTTTAACAACCAGGTCGGCAACACATTTGCAGGCAACCCAGGTGCGGCCAGCGCCGCGATGCAGGGCGTCAAGGCGTACTACGTCGGCAAGGCGGCGCGCGAGGGCGATCTGTCTGACGTGATCAACGGCAAGCGCATGCAGGAGGCGATCAACGCCGTGACCGGCGGCGTGAGCGACATCAACGGCAGCAACGTGATCAGGCCGTGGGGCATGCCAGAAGATATTTTTAAGGACCGCGCAAAGATCGCATTTGACGGCACCATCAAGGGCAAGGGTATGGTCGCGTCCTACGGCGGCGTGACGCTGCAGAATTACGGCGACGGCACCTACCTGGTCCGCAGCGGCACCGATTTCCTGCGCGGTCCTGATGGCGCGCCGGTAATCATCGATGTCGTGTCGGGCGCTCCAGCTGCACCAGCTAACGCCAGGACCGTGTCGACCAATCCAGGCAAAACCAAAGAACCGGCACCGGCGAAACTCAAGACACGATGAGCTACTTATTCGATCTTAACCCGACCGAGCAACGCGGCGCGTTTCAGACAGCAGTCACGAACGCGACCGACGTGGTCAATGCTCCGTTTTTTGAGGGCATGGGTACGGGCTTAGTGTCCGGCGCAAAATCGGCCTACTACCGCGACATCTACAATTCGGCCAATCCGCAGACAGAAGCGGATCTCCAGCAGAACGCGATCGACCAGCTTGAAAAGCTAAAGCCAGATCCTCGCAGCGTTGGTACGGCTGGGCAAATCCTATATAGCCTGGGCGATATTTTTGGTACGGTTTACGCGCAAGCGATGGGCGGCAACATTACGCCGACAACGCTAGCAATGGGAACTGGCACATCTTACGCAAATTCGCAGGAACAGCTTTACATTCGCCAGGGCATCGATCCGGTTACGGCGCAATCGTTGGCCGCAACCGATGCGGCGGCGGTGGGCCTGGGTGTGGTATTGCCGGCTGCTGTGCCTGGTAGATTTGCGACCAGAGCATTTTCTGGCGGTGCGATCAATACGGTAATCGGCACCGGCCAGCGCGCTGCTTTGTCTTTCGAGCTGGAGAATGCTGGCTACGCTGATTTGGCGCGCCAATATAAGGCGTTCGATGCAGCTCACGTCTTAACCGATTTTACGCTGGGCGCATTTTTTGGTGGGTTTTTAGGCCCACGGCCGGCAGGTCGCGACGTTACTGGCCGGGTACTGCCGTCGGATGTCGATGCGACGCTGACCATGGGCAATGCGGCCCACATTGAAACAAGCACTATTCCTGGCATGCCAACGGATAACGGAGCGCGCCAGGCGCACGTCAACGCCGTCAACAAGGCGCTCGACGATCTGATGAACGGTCGGCCGGTAGATGTCGGCGACCAGGTGACAACCGCGGCGTTTGACCCAAGACCGGAAACCCTGCTGCGCCAGGAAGTGACGCTGGAAGTCGAGCAGCACCTGGCCGAGCAGCTGCAAAGCCTTAAGCGCGAACTGGAGCGCCGCGGGCTGTCGACCGAAGACATTGATCAAACCGGACCTGTAACGCTGCGAGAGGTGGCTCCTGGCATGCCAGGCAGCGCGGCAATTACACAAGTAATCCCAAATGCAGCCATTGGCGAGCGCACGTCGGTCAAGATCGAAGGCAACTACCAGGATGCAACCTGGGCGGTTGTTGACGCCAAAGATGTCGAAGCGACGATGGCCAAAGGGCCAAACCAGTTTCGCGATCGTTTCCGCGCAGCCAGCCAGGCGCAGATTGAAAAGATCGCCAATGCGCCAGATTTCAACCTGCTGGAGGCGTCGCCGCTGATGGATTTTGGCGCGCCGACGCTGACTAACGACGGCTTGATTGTGGGCGGCAATGGCCGTTTTGCCGGCGTTGCCAGATCTTAT